AGCCTTTTGCATCTCGGGGGGAAGACGATCTAGAAAGGACTTGGCTTTCTCCTGATAAGCCATTGGATGCTTAGCAATTAACTTCTCATAATCAATATAATCACCACGGTTAGTGAAAATGAAGTTGTAAGCTTCAGCATACGTACCTGGAATGTAGTACATTCTAGATAGGTCCTTAGTTTGCTCGTCAGCGAGCGAAGCTGTTTCTGTGACAAGTGCGTACCAGGCTCGTTTAATCCGATCTGCCGGTATGTGTCCATTAAGTGGGAATACGAGTCGGAACTTCGGCTTATCAACTGTACTACTTGCAGTAGAATAACATACATAATAATACTGACCAAAACGTCGAGATAGTTCGGTTTGTAGGTCTCCCTTGAATTCGTGGTCATCCACGTCCAATGCCATCCACCCAGCCCAAGAGGTAACGTTAACGTTCCTACGTGTGGAGTCGGGGGTATATATTGCCGGCGACATCAGCGGCGCGGTTTTCTTAGATTTTTGTGGCATCTTGCTTAACTTATAAAGCAGGGACTCAAATTTATCCCAGCTACTAAAATCAGTACGCTTATTGGTCTTATTATCGAATCTGCTTTTAAATGATGTTAGCGAATAGTTCATTATCACTCACCTCCTGAATCAATTTTAAACACTCTGTATTTACTCAGGTCATCCACCATCTTCATCGCTTTTTCTATTTAATATGAGACCATTATACCATAAAACGAGGGCGTTGTAAACCCCCCTAGCGCAATTACCCTACCTCATAAGTCCTTCTAGTGTTGCGATTGGTTCTGGTTTCCATTTTATCGCATCTAGGATCATTTGTAAACCGTCTATGAAGGTTTTTTGAAACTGTTTCTCATAGTCGATATAGTCATCCAACCCTAACTCGGCCGGCCAATAGTCAGGGAAAGCTATGATATCCGACTTAACAGGATTAGGCAACTTTAAGAAGCAGAGTCGTACCTTGTCTCCGCTTTTAATCATTTCGAGTTTATTATCTAATTTCTTATCTTGAGTATTCCAGTTGTATACACAGGCTGCGCGTACATGCATCGGGACTGCTACCTTACCACTTCCTTTATATAGTTGCTTAGTAACGGTCTGTTCATCATAGAACTTATCCAAGTTATTAACCGAACGAGGTGCCGAGATATCGGTAGGGTCTAAGGTAAAGAATTCCTCCTTAAACTCCAATAAGGAATCTTGTAGTTCCGACTCGGTACCACTCATAATGGTCGTAAACATCTTCTTAAACTGATCACGACAAACAGCTGGCGTCGAAGACTTAATAGCCTCAATACCCATCATTTTAAGTTTGGGTGGATTATAGGCTACACCCTCACTGTTATGTACATTAAGGATATATCGTTTCTTAGCTACCCATACCCCACGATCAGCAATAACCTCTCGATCCATAGCCATACGGTTCTCGAAGCAGGTATTCTCCTCAAACAGTTTTTGCATAGCCTTTTTAAACATAGGATCAAAATGCTCACGTGATGCCTTGTCAAGGAATGCAACCGGATCTTTGGGCTTATACTTATCCACGAATGGCTTCATGTTAACATAGAGCGAGTCAGTATCGATAGCTATAACGTAGTCGGCGTCGGTAGTATCCATAATCTTATTAAGTTCATTATTAATAGCCTTTTCGCACTGCTTGATCACCATTTGACCGGTAAGGGTAATACCCTCGGCGATTCGAAGATCGAAGTATCTAAACCAGCGATTAGAGATAGCTCCAAAGAGTGAGTTCATTAAGATCTTAATAGCCATTTGTTTATTCTCGGCCGTTGTGATCTCTTTCTCAATCTCCCGTGTTTTGTTCTTCTGATATTCATTCATCTTATCGAGCATCTGTTTCTTAACGATCTTACGTTCGTTATATAAAGACTTAACAAGACGTGGGAATGTACCCTCAAATGCGTTATTGTATAAAGAACCATTAGATGCCTGAGAGTATGACTCGGGAAGCTTACCTTCGACTATGTTCTCAGGTGACATGTTCCATTGAGCGATGATATTGGGGTATAGTGAAGCCAAGTCAAAACTAACTACCCATTCGTACATGTCAGGTTTAACGTCTTTTACAAATCCACCGGTAAAAGAGGTATCCATGTGTTTTAGTCTTTCCCGATCCTGCATCGCCGGGGCTACGATATTACGATTGGCTAGGTCTCGATAAACAAACGAATCCCAGATTGCGGTGGTACCCATAACATCGGCATAGTTAACCCCAGCTTTATAGGCTAGAACCAACGCTAGTCCCATCAATCCCATCTTGTCATCGATACGCTCGACCAGCTCAACGTCTTTAATGTTATAATCGATATACAATTGATGGTTTTCATTATATAGATTCCGAAGCGAACCATATTCTTCATAAGACAGTTTGCGTTCGCCTAACACTACGTTAGCAATATGGTCAAGCCGGTAGGATTCTTGAGCGCCATAACTATAACCAAACTTCTGAAAGAGGTCATAGTAATCCAACTGGGAGATACCCATCAGATGATATGCGTCCATATTCTTGTTTTTAAACTGGACTGCTTTATACCGAACTGAACCCCACGGAGAAAGCCGGTCAATCATCTTTTCGCCGAATAGACGTTGGACCCGGTTAATGATATAGGGTACGTCAAAGAATCGTATGTTCCAGCCGGTAACAACATCGGGAAAATCCCTCCGCCACCAATCTAACCATCGCAGGATCAGGTCTTGCTCGTCCGTACACTGCGTATACGACACTTTAAGTTCTTTATGAGGTGATAACGCGCTATCATACTCCTTTGTACCCCATACGTGATACACTCCAGAGCGAGAGGACTTACAACAGATAGCGGTAATTGGATGCAAAGCTTCTTCGGCATGAGGGAATCCATCTTCTGAATATACCTCAATATCGATATTAACCACATTAACCATAGACTGGTCGAAATGTATTTCGCCTGGATACTTATCGTGGATATATTGGGTAACCGGTCGTTCGCATCCGAAATAATTGAAGTTATCGATTCCGGATTTCTCTTTCGTCCATTCGTACATTCTACGAGGCGAATCGAACCATACCTCTTTAGCATGTTGACCGTCTAGAGTTTTCCAACCAGTTTCAGTTTGGGAAGGGGTGTATAGCCGAGGTTCGAACTCTTCTCGACGAGAGATAGGTTTACCATTATCGTCATAACCGCGATATGCTACTCGATTACCAACGACTTCAACAGAGGTATAAAATGCCATAATATATCCATTTCTAAAAAGTAGTGACCATTATATCATAAAAAAGGGGGTTTGTAAACCCCTAATTCTTGATTAATATGATATCAAAGGATGAAGTGCAGCGAGCGTTGTTTGATCTAACAGTTGCTCTTATGTCCAGATCGTATTTCTCAGGTAGCTTCATCGGTACCGTAAAGTCGTAATGATAAGCTCCGCCGACGCCCGAGACTTCGAAACTATGCTTAGTCAGGAAGGTTGTTTTACCTGGCACCCTAGTCTTAAAGTCAACGTGCGCATCCGCGTTCGCTTGTACTGTACATGAACCCCGATCGATATAAGCAGTGTATCCAGCAGGGACTGTGTATACAGCCATAAGGGTTTGGGCTTGATTGGGGTTAATGCGAGCTACTGTGGTACCACCGCGTTGGATCTCAATGGCACCGGTATTGGCATCGAAATCACCCTCGACCCAGGCTCGATAGCATCTTGCAAAGGTACTAATGGTTGTTACCGGGACTGTTGATGATATTACGATTTCTTCAGTGATTTCATTAAAATCTGAATCTAATCCTGTCAATGTAAGAGTAGCCCCATCATCTGCTATGTTGACGACAGGTATAGTAAGAGTTCCAGGTGTAAGCCATGCAGACCATGGATAAAGGGTATCGTTAACATCCCATATAGTACCAGTTGCACCGATAGACATTTCGAGGACTGCACCGAACTTGTGCACTGACGAAACCCCTCGTACTTGTCCACTTGCCAACCTGACTTGTTCTGCTAAAAAACTACTATCGAAATATCTATTAGACGCCATGGGAACTACTCTTGTTTTATATTATTTATGGTTATTCTTCGTTTTCATCGAACCCAATTGGTCCGCTTCTATAATCTTTACTAACTAATCCATCCTGGATCTCGAGCAATGCATCGATAGGAGCGCGTTCACTTGGATAGGTATCAACCTCAGTTTGAAAGTATCGAGCTCGACGTGCAGCAAGCAAGATCAAATCATGGCGACCTCCGACGGCTTCAGTACATTTATCCATATCAACTTGAGTGTGTCGACTTGTTTTTTCTCGCATAAGACTGAGCTCCATTGGAAAGACGGGGTGGGGTTTTTTTAGAGTGGACCCCAAACCACTATGATCCCAGGTAGGGAATTACTTGATCTCGAAGGTCTTAGCTTTCAGTTCTTCGGGAATCTCTTTCTCTAGGTAGACCGTTAGAATACCATTGAGATATACGATATCGTTTACTACAACATCATTAGCCAATATAAACTGGCGACTGAATTTACGAGTGCTGATACCCTTGTGAAGATGTAATTGCTCCGGATCGGGCGGAATTGTATTAGCGTCGATGCGAAGATTCCTTCCTTCCAACGTTACTAGTAAATCCTCTTTGGCGAACCCAGCAACTGCTAGTTCAATCTGATACTTCTCGCAGTTTCTCGTCTTCGATTTCATGATATTATATGGTGGATAATGTGGCTGATCTTTCGGTGCTCGACCGAGTAAATTCCAAAAATCCGGATCAAAAAATAGATCTGTCATGTTTAACTCCTTAGCTATTAAGCAAGTTTTATTGTTATGTACCAGATTATTCTGCGTACATTCTATTTATCATCCAAGGATGATTCTTCTATCAGGAACTTCGATTTTTACCTTCTTTTCAATATTTACCTCATAGTGATCCGTCAATGTTTCATCTGGATCAACCATAAAGGCAACATACTGTTTTGGTACAAACAAACCGTCGAATGCTTTCGAGTAAGGCATAAACATTTGAAAGTTTAAACCACCTTGCGGATCCGGGATTATGATTAACGCTTTACTTAACGTTACCCCCTCTTCGGTCTCTTCGACACGAGTGAGTAGTTCTTCGCCTGAATGTAATCGTACAATTTTAAGTTTCATAAAAGTTCCTGTTCATAGGTTTATCTGGGACTTAGCTCCAGACTATCGTATTATATATGTCACGCCAATCCAAGACTCGACGAGCCTTTCCTGTATAACCTGAATTGAAGTTATGGGCCATAAGGATACTATCCAATCCAAGCTCAACGCCCAGGTCGGCGTTAGACGGTTTATCCTCAATCCAAAAACATCCGCTGTCTTTATATGGGGCTAAAACATCGTCCTTAGCCGCTCCGGTATCCAGATAGGTATACGTTTCAAAAGCAGTTGGACCAAATAGTTCTATTAGGTTTTTAGTCCTTAAGTGTTGAGCATACGCGTCAGTACTTAGGGATGATATAGCACGGAAGATGTATCCATGTTCTTCGTGCAACTTACGCACATACTTGATAGCATTGCGCAAGGGGGGAAGTTTACGAATAGTAGCAGACTCATTAAACATTCGAATTAGACGCATTGACTCATCTTCTTCAATGCCGAACGCGGTTGCCATACAGTAAACATCATCACGGACTCTGGTATACCCGTGACGTTTTAGCCAATTCGTGTACGCGTACTCCCAATCTAAGAGCACACCATCGCAATCAACTAATATAACTTTATCTCTCATAACATAAATCTCCCATTTGTATAGGAGCATTATATCACAAAAAGGGGGGCTTTGTAAACCCCCCTAGGTGAAAATAGCCAAACTATTTTTGACCGATGTTATACTTCGGTAGAAGTTCCCAGTCATGTTTGTCTTTAAATGATATGATCTTGATTTGTCGGAGAGGCGCACGATCATCCGCAGCAAGTGAATCTACTATAGTGACTAATCCCCAATCTGATAACAAAGTAGCGATCGTGTTCCGACGCTGAACGTCATTCACAACAAGATTCGATACCTTCCCATCCAAAAGAAATAACTCTTTAAAGTGTACGATAAAATACCTTCCCTGTTTATGGAGGATATGACACGATTGAAAGAGTTTGTTATCTTTACGAGATGCTACCCCTATACGAGTTAACGTCTCTTTTACCTTTAAAAAATCATCTGGCTCATTCAGAGAGACCTCGAGCATGTTGCTCGGATCCCAGTTATATAAAATATCCATTAATATCACACCTCACGTAACGTTAAAAAAGGTCCAAAACCTGTTGGGCCTTTTCGTTACTATATCCGTACTTCTGTTTGATTTCTTCAATGCGGTCATCGTCTTTTGTGCGCTTAGGCCACTTAGAGAAGCGTTTCTTTTTACGTACTGTATTTATGAAAAAGTCAAACTTAAGTTCGTTATCGAGGAGGCTTAGATGATTCATCTCGTTTGCTAATAGAACACAGTCCTGGAAGTTACCAAGGGCTCTATTAACCATAAATGAATTATATCCATCCAATGGTAGGCGTTCTTTGCTATATGAGATAGCGTTTACATAATCAAATAATTTCACTATTCGTTATCCTTTGGTTTCTTTGGTCGGGTAAAGAGCATTGAGACAATTGCTTTGAACCAGAAAACAATTAACCAGATTGCCATAAATACCTTGATGATACCGTTCTCCTCTTATTTCCAACTCGCAGTCCCCATAATCTCAGTTAAACACGCAACGATATTCAATTCTCGGTCAGCCACAAATGCTGCTTTAAATTGATACTCCCCTAAGATCAAAATGATAGCTGGAACAGAGCTTGAATCTAGATACTCGGTAGCAGAATCATAGACCTTTCGAAAGATCACGCTACTATCTATATCACTATTATTTGCTACCCAACCTCTCATCTTGCTAAACTGTTTAGTCTTCAAGTGATCGATCAGTTGTTTAAAGTTTTCCTCACCTAGGTTAACTAATATTCCCGAGTCGATTTCACCTGATGAGGAATATCTCTGTAGTTCATTAATGATACGGCGGAAGTCCGGAAAGTACTTCTTGGTAAGGTTTGCGACCGCATCAGGGGAAAACTTGATATCCTCCTCGGTCAGGATATTCGTTACCCGTTTAAACAACGCCGTAGCTAGTTGAGGCTTCTCGTCTTTCGGTATACTAAAGTCATAGACTGAACACCGTGAGTGTAAAGGATCAATGATTCGGTTCTTAAAGTTACAAGTTAAGATAAAGCGGCAATTACCACTGAACTCTTCCATGAATCCACGAAGAGCGGGTTGGGTAGATTGGGGGTTGAGATAATCAGCCTCGTCCAATATAACTACTTTCAAACCTCCTTGTAAGGATACGGTCGAAGCAAAGTGTTTGATCTTACCTCTGAGAGTATCGATATTACCATCTTCTGATCCATTGACCATTAGATAGTCTAGATTCAATTGGTTACATAATGCTTTTGCTACCGTAGTCTTACCCACTCCTGCAGAACCAGTGAAAAGCATGTTGGGAACTTTGCCCGTCTTTACCATTGAGGTAAAAACGTCGGTTAGACCTTGTGGTAGGATTACTTCATCGATTGTAGCTGGTCGGTATTTCTCGACCCATAATTTCTCAGACATATATTTCACCTTTTACATAATGTTAATGGTTGTTAATCTTTTTGTTTGATATGCGTATATTATATCATAAAACGAGCTCGTTGTAAACCCCTTTCTTTCATAAATACACCCATGAGACCAAGCTCGGTCTTGAATGGATATAGGAGTATCGACTGTGCGTCGAGCTAGCGACAACGAATTTGCCGAACGACGGACAAATCAACGGCCGGTTGAAGTTCGGCCTAGTGACAACGAATTATATCAACGAAAGCGGGTTCACAATTTAATGAACGATCTGCATGCAGCCGTCGGTAAGATCGAGCGGCTGTCTGAACGTGATACTGCAGTTCGGGAGGAAATCAACAGAATCAATGCTGAGCTAATCCAGCTGAAAACCATGGTGCACGGTATGGATACCAACCAAGCTGCGCTTAACGTTAGTGTGCGACAACTCAACAGATTCTTTTGGTTTGTTGTCACCATTGCAATAACTGGGTTACTAGCAGTCCGCTTAGTACCCCCTATCGTATAAGCTCGATCGTACGATCGTCGATTGTACGATCGAGCTCTCTCTTTAAATTTAATACCGGAAGAAGACCATGGGATACATCGGCGTTGTTCAGCCGGGCGGAGTAAAAGCTATTCGTTGTGATGTTAGCGAATACCTTTCCGTGGGTGAAACCCTATATCGGTATTACCTCAACCAGAAGAAAGTAAATGCTCTGATTAGTATGGGACATGCCTTTTTGCTCGGCAGTGACCTTCGTAGTAGCACCTTCTATTGGCGCGATTACAAAATGCCTCTTGATTATGAGGTATTCGAAAACATTGGCGAGTATGAAACCCATATCGAGAATTCCGGTCCAATGTATTCATACTTGTTCGATGGTGGC